AACGCGCGAAATACAATAAATAATGGTAGCGGTTGTTTTACGCGCGGTAATTGTAGGTAAAGCGGACAACCAAACCCGTTGTTCTTGGATGAAATCATCATATTGATTTGTTTTGGCGAAATACATTTAAAATCCGGAACAGATTTCACCTCCGCCATCCAGGTATACTTGGTGTTGTTTTTTGATACATTGAAACAATAGACACGATTTTCTGCTGCGCGTTCTTGACCCAAAACAGTTTTTTCTGAACCGTTAATAATAAAGTAACCACCCGCGTCAAATTTACATTCACCCGTGTGACTATTGTCCACATGTTTGTATTGATTCAAGACACAAATGTTTGATTTCAACATAATAGGTAATTTCCCAATATGAATTTTAGGGAGATTTTTATAAAAGGTTTGAATATTTTCCAAATTTGGACCATTTCTTACCATAAACTTGAGGTTCATATCAATGGTCATTGCCGAGGCATAAGTGAAATTTCTTAATCGCGCCTCCTGCGGAAACATAAGTTTTGTCGCACCATTGTTTTCATGTATTTGTGGGCGATAAATATGGAAATTTTCAAAAGTCACATAAATTTCAAGAGAATATTTTCCACTTTTTGCGTCATAATCTTGTTCCGACGCGATTCTTACTGGATTAAACATCTCAATGGTCTTTTGAATTTGATAAGAAACAAAATTATTATAAGACTCAAGTTGATGTCGAATCAATCTATCTAAATGTTGACCCTTAAAATATGTTTCAATAATCGTCCATGGGATTTCAATGTATTGATCGTTTTTAAGGTCAAATACATCGTCCTTGTCTAGTTCTCTTTTTTCGGTTGAGTGAATTTCTTGTTCTTTATTCATGGTAGATATTATTGAAAACATAAGTGGGGCTATATTTTATTTCAATTTATTTTTAAATTGTTTTCATTATTAGTTTATTTTTTGTTTTATTTTTTATCTTTTGATTTACACCATTAAAATATATTTATTTTATAAAAAACATACCTAAATATAAGTTTTGTTATTCAATAAATGACAAACAAGTATTATGATTATTCGCTTTTTTTAAAAAATATAAATAAAAAATACGCGAATGTGAATAGATTAAACCCAACTACGAATATTGATGAAATCAATAAAAATTATGATTTATATAATTCATTTTATAATTCAAATAAAATATTTCATTATCATTTACCCGAGAAAGATAAAGAAACAATGAAACCAAACACACCCGAAGAAAGCATAAATTCTGAAAATAACGACAAAAACGACAAAAACGACAAATATAAACCAGGTTCACACGCTTCCTGTATGAACTATAGTTCAACCTTGTCACTATTTGAACCAGCACCTGTAAACAAACTCACAAGTGAAACAAAAAAAAGAAAAAAACCGGACTTGAAGATTATTATACCTCCATCACCACCTGTTATAAAGAAAAAAGTCTCCATAAAAACAAAAATCAACAAATTAACGGATCTTCTTGATTTGATTGAAAAATATCCATTACAAGATGATATTGAATATGATATTAATATGACATCTTTAAATAAAATAAAAACAGAACTAGTGGAATTGAATCGGATGATTGGGATGAAAGAATTAAAAGAAAATGTCGTAGACCAATTATTGTATTACATACAAGATTTAAGTAAAAATTCTAACGATTATATGCATACCGTGATATATGGTCCTCCTGGTACAGGAAAAACCGAAATCGCTCGTATCATTGGGAAAATATTTGCGAATTTAGGTATATTGAAAAAAGGCGGATTCAAAAAAGTAACGCGTAGTGATTTAGTCGCAGGTTATTTGGGTCAGACAGCGATAAAAACAAAAGAAGTCATTGAGGAATGCTTGGGTGGTGTGTTATTTATTGACGAGGCATATTCCCTTGGAAATAATGAAAGACGTGATAGTTTTTCCAAAGAATGTATTGACACATTGTGTGAGTCATTAAGTAATTACAAGGACCAATTGATGGTGATTATTGCCGGGTACGAAGAAGAACTGAAAGACTGTTTTTTCACTTATAACCAGGGCTTGGAATCGCGTTTCACCTGGAGATTCAAGATAGACAATTATAAACACGATGACTTGTTTCATATTTTTACAAAAAAAATAAAAGATAGTGGTTGGACATATGATGAAAAAAATGAAAAAATATCAGCAGAATGGTTTGAAAGAAAAATGCCATATTTCAAATTTTATGGGAGAGACGTGGAAAATATGCTTTCAAAGATAAAGGTTTGTCATAGTAGAAGAGTTTTCGGAGATCCGGACAGTGAAAAAACCAAAATCACTTTTGAGGATTTAGAAAAAGGGTTTGAAATGTTTTTAAAAAATGATGAGGTGAAAAATCGTAAAAATTCTCAAGAATTGAACAAAATGTTGATGAGTATTTATGTTTAGAATTTGGGTTTAGTCGTTTTATACGTAATTTTATATTTCGTAAAATAATTACGTATAAAATATTCAAAGATTATAATATGTCAACAAAAAAAATAACAGTAAATCCAGATTTATTCAATACGTCTGGTTCAACCAGGAAAAATCGCGGTGAAAAAAAACCCAAGCCGGCATTACCGATTCAAATAAATGAAAATTCTTTGAAAAAAAAGTTTTTAAATCGTATTAAAGAGCATAAAAATAAAGAAAAAATCGAAAGTGGTGTGAAGAGTGGAGGTGGGGCACAAAATGAAATAAAGGTAAGGGAACAAATTGCGAATCAAACCAATGACGGTGACGAATTTCGTGATTCCTTACAATACTTGTCATTATTGTCAAAAAAGAAAAAAGAAGAAGGTGTCAAAAAAAGAAACATGGCAACCATACAAAACAAAACTGTGAAAAACCCGTATTCCCAACCCATGTCAAATATACCACCCCATGTTGAATTGGAATTACCAGAAGAATTAAAAGAGCCGATACGGGTGTCACCAGAAACTCCGGTGATGAATTTGAATTTTGACGATACTTATAAAAATTATTTTAATCATAACCATCATCAATTTCAACAAAGACCGCAACCACAAGCACCACAACCACTACCAAGACCACAATATGTATCAACAACCCCAAACCCTATACAAAATCAAACCCAATCACAAGTGAATTCTTTCCAAGTAGAACATGATCCACCCTATGGTTGTTTGAAAAACGCAAATAAACCGACTTATCGTAATTGGGTGAGAACCAAAAGAAATACGGGCGAATCTGATGAAATAATACCCTCATCAACAACATATTCGTCGAACATTCATTTCTCTCCTGATCCTCAAAATGAAAGACAAAAAAGACTAGAACAATTAAGAAAAAAAATGAAAGAAGATGAAATAAACAAATTAAACTCATATAATAATGCCAACACAATTCATTCACCAAAAGAAAAAGAAGCAACTATTTTAAATACTTTATCGCCACCACCCTCATCACAAAATACAATTACAGAAGGTGGGTCTAACGAGGAGGAACCTAACAAACTCTATATTAAACGAACGATTAAGAAAAAATACACACTTGGCAAATCGTCTGTTTATCGAAAAGTTGGCATATTGATCAAAAACAACGCTACGCGTAAGAAAATAATAAATGCCCAAAAGGACTTAAAGAAGAAGTCGATTCACGACATTAAAAAATATTTGGTAGAACGCGGATTATTAAAAGTCGGCAGTAACGCGCCAAATAATGTATTAAGAAAAACCTACGAATCCGCCATGTTAACTGGTGAGGTGGTAAATCAAAACAAGGATGTTTTAATACATAATTTAATGAATGATACAGGTGACCATGTATAATATGTTACAAATCAAAATATCATTTGTAAAATACAAATTAAAATGGAATTAAAGAGAGAAATATATAATATATCAAGAATAACCCCTGAATATCATATGGCACTATTAAAAGAATATTTAGAATTAACCAAAAAATACCTCAGCGAATACGGAGAAAAAACCGTCGTATTGATGCAAGTTGGTGCCTTTTTTGAGGTTTACGGTTTACAAGACAAAACAACCGGGAATGTTTTTGGAAGTAAAATCACCGAATTTTCAATCATTTGTGATCTCAATATTGCCGATAAAAAAATTTGCGTGGGGGCTGACTCGGTAATCATGGCGGGATTTTCTCATTACATGATTGACAAATATATCAAAAAATTACAAGACCACGGTTATACTATTGTCGTATATACACAAGACGAACAAAACAAAAACACTACCCGGAGTCTGTCTGGTATTTATTCGCCAGGAACATATTTCGATCCGGTTTCATCGGTTCAAATCACCAACAATACGACTTGTATATGGATAAATATTGTAGATACCTTTTGTTTTAATCATATTGGAAATATTGGCGTGTCACCGCGAGGCGACAATACCAAGGTCTATGTTGGAATGGCAAATATAGATGTCATTACTGGGAAAACGAGTATTTTTGAATTTAGTGAGACTTATCTTTTGAGCCCTACCACCTTTGACGAGTTGGAACGTTTTATTTCCATTTATAAACCAAGTGAATGTATACTGATTGGAAATATAGGCGAAAAAGAAATGGAACACGTGATTAGTTACGCAAATATTGAATCCAAATCAATACATAAAATATGTTTAAACAATAACATGCCACATGATGATGGTGATATTGTCAAAGAAAAAATCCGTCGCATATTGAATTGTGAAAAACAAATATACCAGAAAGAATTATTGACGAAATTCTATGAAATCGCGGACTTTGACGCGTTTTACCAGAATTTTTATGAAAACACCATTGCTACTCAAGCATTTTGTTTTTTATTGGATTTTATTTATCAACACAACCCCTATTTGGTGAATAAAATCAGCGAACCCAAATTCGAAAATTGTAGCGACCGCCTGATACTTGCGAACCATTCATTGAAACAACTCAATATCGTGGATGATCATAATTACACGGGTAAATACTCATCCGTTGAAAAAATGTTGAATCTATGTATTACATCCATGGGAAAACGCAGATTTTCCAATGGTCTTTTAAACCCTACGACCAATGTAGATTATTTAAATAATGAATATAGTATTACTGAACATATGCTTGGCTCTGGAGAAAAATACGATTTTTTAAAAAACAAATTACTCGTCATCAAAGATATTTCCAAATTAGTGCGTCAAATCATTATGAAAAAAGTATCACCAAAAATGCTTATACAATTTTTCAAAAATCTACAAATTATTGCGGATGAAATATTCCAGATGATTTTTACAAATGACACGGTTCTCATGAAATATTTACAAGACAAAATCCCCGATGTTTCAAATATATGTACCTATTGTAAAAGCATTTGCGAATTTATAGTTTCGCGCCTCGATATATCATTATGTGATGAAATAGATTCTTTTGGTAATTTTGAATTAAATTTCATCAAAAAAGGTATTGATATTGAGCTTGATGAGAGAAATGAAACTCTTCTGGAATCTAATGATAAATTAGAAGCAATTCGCAGTTTTTTGAACTCGTCTATATCTAAATTTGAAAAATCGGGGAAAACTGGGGCAGGTAGCGATTATGTGAAAATCCACGAAACCGAGAAGAATTCCTTTAGTTTAGTCGCCACGAAACGCAGATGTAATATTTTGAAGGAAAGTTTTTTAAAACTCACGACAGTGAACTTGAAATATGTGTCCTCTTTTGATGGACAAAGTAAAACCTTTGATTTCAAAACTGAATTGTTTTTTTCAAACCAAACGGCATCAAACGACGCCATCACCAGCACAGTCATACAAGAATTGTGTAAAAACATTTCGACAATTAAAATACAAATGAAAGATTTAATTACGCGGATTTATTTGGAAATGCTTAGTAAAATGGAACAATACTTGAATGAAATCAATA